CTGTAAATTCGCAATTGTCTACGACAGTGGTCCAAATGGAGTGGCTCCAGCATATTTGGATATCTACGAAAGCACAGGCGTTGAATCTCTTCAAAATCCAAACACCCGTGGCCGATTCAAAATTCTCTTTGAATCTCACGCTACTTCAGCATGTAACGATCCTCTAGGGACAGGCAACATGACTTGGACGAACTTCAATGGCAAAAAAATGCTATCCCTCAAGGGAAAGGGTGCCCAATACATTGGCATCACTAACGGCATTGCATCCATTGAAAAAGGGGCCATTTACTTGGTTACCAACTCTGTGCAAAACAACGTTTGCTCATTGGACTTCAAGAACAGAATTCAGTTTACTGACGCATAGTTTATTAGGCTAATATAATTCCTTGTCCTTGAACTTTTTCAATAACATGAAATCTACGATTCAACGCATCTCGGGTTTCTGCATCTTCCCAGATGTCTTCGATTCGATACTGCGACGTGACAATAAAGCGCGCCGGACGGATCTTTTTCGCTCCTCCTTTTGACTCTCCGATGAAGGCATAACAGTCGGCCCAGTGCTTGAGGTAGCCTCCGAGTTTAACGTCAAATCGGTCAACATCGTCGAGGAGTACCACTCGCTCTCCTTGGTAGCCGTCCCACCACTGGGTCCGAGGTTTGGGGTAGGCATCGGGGAAGGCGTCCAGAACTGAGCGGCTCTTTCCAGCTCCGCTAAGACCGAAGATCCAGATTCCGCACGGACTGGTAAGGGGTTCCACAGCGGGCATAAAGTCTCTCTCGATCCGGCGGAGGGCAGAATACTGTCGTACTCGAATGTCTGGTTGGATGGCTTCAATATCTCCCAGCTTTGCAAGATCCCAAGCAGTCTGCCAGCGCACTCTTTCAGCTTCTCCTTTGGCGGCAGGATCGACTGGAATATTTCCACGTTCGTAGAAAACTGCATTGGGTTCCAAATCTTGCTCTCGGGTCTTGCTGCAATATGCACGATTCTCGGCAGCGGTTCCGTTGGCGGGTAGCAGATGACATCCAGCCAAGAGTTGACGCATAGTACGGAGACGTTTAGCATTTCGGAAATAAATATATCCTTGCAGATGAGGAGTGCCAGTTGTTGGAGCAACTTCTTCTCCTGCGCAGACGTAGCGGCATTCCAATTCATCCAGCGTGTCTCGATACGTATCAGGATAATTGTTCCAGGTAAATAGCCATCCTCGGGAGCGGGTGTTATCATTGGGAACTGGGGGCATAATATAGTGGGCGGGCGCGCTCTTTATATATTATTCAACCCCACAGTTGCTTGAAGGAGTTTCTCCATTTCACCGAAACTCCGCCTGACGTCATGTTACGCCAATGACGTATGGGTGACGTCACTGACACACTGACACTGACACAATAGGTCCAGGGTAATAATAGGCTGCGCCTCCCTGGACCGTAAGTCACGGCTGATGAGAATATTTCCATTCGCAGGCGGTGGGGCTCCGCTTCGCCTCGCAATCTCCCTTCGGTCGACCCACCTGGCTTCATCAGCTTTAACATATCAACCAGGGGGTTGGCCATTCTCTTATTATTCATTATGGCTGGTTATAAACGCAAAGCGCATCCCGACAACACTGCAAGCAACTACAGTTCCTTCAAGCGAAATCGCGGGGTTGTCAGACGATCTATGAAGTCATATCCGATTTATCAATCTCTCACTACTGCTCCAGCTCCTACTAGAGTGGAATTAAAATACGATGACGGTACCCTATCAACAGCAATATCCAGTACACCAGGGATCATCTTACTGAGTACTATCGCTGTTGGATCCGACGCTTTCGAACGCATCGGGAGACGAATCAAGTACCACGATATGGAAATGCGATGGCATTGGAGATTCTCTGCTAATCACGGAGGTCCTAATCACTGTAAATTCGCAATTGTCTACGACAGTGGTCCAAATGGAGTGGCTCCAGCATATTTGGATATCTACGAAAGCACAGGCGTTGAATCTCTTCAAAATCCAAACACCCGTGGCCGATTCAAA